GCTTGAAAATTTACCGTCTACTCTATAAAAGAAAATATTGCCTGACCTGTAATACTCTCTGAAATATTGATCCTTCAGCTTCCATATACCTATCCTCTTCATCCAACCTTCTATGAATTTTTTAGATCTATCATTATCTCCTTCTAGGTAAATAGGAGAGTTGGAAAATTCAGCCATAATATCGATAGCGTTTCTAAATATAGCAATATTAGCATAAGCTTTCTGACATAGTTCGATCGCATCGCGAACATTGACTCCGTCACCAGAATAATCATATGGAAGCATACCGCTTCGGATATTTATATACTTGTCTTCCTTGTTCTGACTATGAATAGAGTTTTTTCTCGAAATAGTGTGACCTTCGTACTGTGATCGCCGCGTTGTCGCAGAAGCGCTGGCGGCTTGTACGTAAAAACTCTCTCCAGCTGTTTCTGGCAGGGTTTCTATGGATTGATTTAACTTCAATAAATCATCTATAGGTTTATCGTGTTGAGTAAATTGATTCCAATAGTCTGACCTTTTAGTATATTTTCTTTTTTCTTTCACAAACTATAATACACAAAGTCTATGTAAAAGTCTATAAAAGTTAAAAGTTAACTTATGAACATTGGCGCAAATGTGGAGTGAGCTTGCTGGGCTTGAGTATTATTCATATCATGAAAAATCTTCACCATCCAAGTCCCAAGCACGAGAGCTGAGTAAGAATCTTTTCTTGCTTTGTCTGGTCCAGTCTGCCTTCTAAGCTCTGGAGGCAGCCCAAAAGTTTGAGTGCCTTGCGGTGAAGTAGTGATCTGAATTAAAGCACATTGATTCTTTGTCATATTAATCATATCGTATTGATGTTCTATAAAGTCTATCATTTTTGCTTGACCACTTTGTTTTTGCTCGTCATCTGATAGTCGTAGAAATTTCAATTTATCTATTGGTATTTTTTTTGCCCTTTGCTTATTATAAGCTTCATCAATCGCGCGTGACCCAAACCAAATACGCTTATGATCAAAGTTTGCCTGCAACAACTCGTTGGCTCTACGAATCCAATCAGAAGTAGGTTTCCTTAAAAATAAATACTTGTACTCTTTTTTATTGTACTGCATTTTGGCTGTACGCAATTCGTCTTTATAAGTATCCATTTTATCAAAATCTCCATCTACTCCCTGAATCTTAATCTTACTCGATTTAAATAACTCACTCTCATTCACCGCATTAATGAACTGCACTCCACCATTGTAGTCTCCTACGATCGCTATAATATTAAAATTTTTAATCAAATAATAAAAGTAAAAAATATGATCTCTAAGCGGAGTACCCGACATCGCATAAGAATGTATCAATGTAGAGGTGCCTCGACCTTTATGGTATTTTAATACATGCATAGCGAAGTCGTCACTACTTTCACTTTCCGACCAAGAGGGGTCAAATGAAAGTATATATTCATCTTCTGGTTGGCCCTTAATTTCTACATGAGGATCTTCTCCGTCTACTACGGTACATGCTGCCATACGCGAAGTTTTAAAATATCCAGAACTATCATCAGTAAACAGCGCGCCAAACTCTCTTTCAAACTGCGACTGACTCATTGTAGCTTTAGCTTGAGTGATAAGGTTTTGATCGTAAAGTTGTTTTGGAGCGCAATCGTAAGAGAACTGCATGATACATCGAGTAGCTTTGTCTGTTTGATTATCTATTAAACCCTCAAACTGGCTATATAGTTTGTACATGTATTCAAATTTATAACTAGCAGAAGAAAGCATAATCAATTTATTGTTTGGCCAAACATACCTTTCTTCTTCGGTCATTTTCCCCTGCTCGATTAATTTTGTTTCAAGATTGTACAAGTCTTCTCTTTGAGTAGGATTTTCCACAACCGACAAAAAGGGCACAATAACTTCGTTGTAAATTCTTTCTGGCATCAAAAGAAACTCGTCAATAATAATCCGATGAAATCGAAAACCACGCAACTTTGATCCATCACCCAACGGTAATGCTCTTATTCTACTTCTGCCGATTTCCATTAACCACTCATCGTTACTTTTTGATTTTTTGGTAATACAATTCGCCAACATACGAGCTTCAGGCTTAGCTGCAATATCTTCTATTTTCTTGAAGATTTGTTTAGACTGCCTGAACGATGCCGCCAGTATACCAATCTCTACCCCTTGGTGTAAAATAGCATCCAAAAATGCATATACACCAGTTGTGAATGATTTACTCATACCACGACTCCATACCCCCATAAAATAATCTGTTTCAAACATAGCTTTAATAGCCATATGCTGGAATGGAAACAAATCCACTCCCCCAACCAAACTAGTTGTAAATGTAATGTTGTCTTTTAAAAATTTATAAAGATTTTGCTTAGCTTCGTTTTCATCAAGAAACCCCTCCAAATTAAGAATTTGTTGATTAATGTCTTCTTTGGGTCGACGAATTTGACTACCTTCACTCCAGGCCATGTTTATCTATATAATATTGTAAATCAACATCCCACAATTTCTTTCCTAATGTTAGGATTTTGGGAATAATTGATTGGGAGTTTGCGCGCGTGCCAGTAAAAACAAATTGACAACTACCTGCGAATTCATGAGCAATTAATCTCATGTTATGATATATGAATTCTAAATTGGATTTATGTGGTCCATAATTATTGTTTCTGTACAATCTATTGAGATCGCTTTCGACCACTATAAATAAATAAGAATCAAACTCCTGCACTCTTTTTAGTTCACGTCTGAATCGGGCTAGGCCCCCAGACAAGGTCCCTTTAAAGTCTGAGTCAGATTTCCTGTCTACATATGTGTAATTGTAATCATCTCCCCCAACTGTATAATCGCCAAAATCTAACTTCAAATCCTCTGACACATTGAAAGTTAAGGGTTTTTGTTCGCGTGTATCAATAAATATTTTCAGATCTTCAAAACATTCATCACCCTTAAAGAAGTCGTCGTGAATAGAGCTTCGATGTAAAGGCTTTACTCCAGCTTCTTGACATGCTTTGCCGTATGATCCGAAGGCATATTTATACACATCAATATCAGGCAACTTATTGATTTTTAACTCTAAATGATTGGGGGCATATTGTAAGCCTTTTAATTCTATACGTTGCTTTAGTTTTTTTAGAGCATATTCTGCCGCAACTTCTTTATCTTGTGACATGCACCACTTAATCAGCTGATTACGAGTCGAGAAATCGTTATTAAAATAATCATCTTTCTTTTTAAATGGCAAAGGCTTGCCGGTTAATAGATTATTGCGGGGATAGTAAGTTGTATAATAAGTAGCTAGATCCATCTTATGCTTCTTTAAGTGGATATGAAGCCCTTTTTCTGTATCAAACTCTTCGTGACACACTTGACATTTAAAACTAGATGACATCGCTCTTAGATATACCTAATATTCTAGACTTCCATTCATTCATTGATTCCAAATGTTCAGCCTCTTCCTTGATAGCTTTCTTTTGCATGTCTGCCATTTTGACCATAAGTTTTCTCTCTTCTTCGTTCTGAAAGCTTTCAACCAGTGATAGTATTGAGGCATTTTGATCTTGACGTTGAGATATTCTTTTTGATCTATCTCCAGCAAGCCTTTGTATTAAAGACTCCTGCCTCTTTTCGCATTGATTATATTCCTCGCTTTTTGTTTTTAGTAATTCAGACAATCTAACAGTTAATTCTTGCTGTTCGTCAGCTTCGTCAAACATTCTATTCAACTTTTCCATGTGTGAAGATATATTTTTTAAATTAATATAATCAACACATACATTTACATATAAATTTACTTCATCTGTGGTTAAGTCAGGCTTATCCCAAGTGGCTCTTATAAATTCAGCCTCAAATAAATCCTGATCTTCTTCTTTATGGTAGTTGCTAATAATTTGTGTAAATCGTGGAGACTTTAAAAATCTAAACAAAGACTCTATAGACTTGCGCTCCATAGCTTTCATCTCCCCTTCTTTTAAGCCCGCATCCGTATACAGATTAACCTTGTCAAGGCATTCGATTATATTCTTAGGTTCATCGTATTTATTTCTAGCGGCTCGATTTTCTTCACGTTTGCGTTTTTTTACTGCATCCAAGTAACTGCCTACCGTTCTTTGTTCTCTACCTAGCTTTTTAACTTCGCTATCAGGGAAAAGTAGCTGTGCAATTTGATAGCTACTCATTCCGTCTTGAGAGTATTGCTCTATAAAATTTTTCTGCTCTTCCGTAAGCACGATCGGTTTTACATTTTCATGAGCTGATGTCTTGTATTTAATTTCTTTTGAAGCTAGATATTCTCTAACCGCTCTGCCCTGCTTGGACCGACCGTCTATCGTGCCATCTTTAAATGTCGCGCGTGTTAATTCAATTAAGTCAGGAATCCTTTGAAAGTTGTCATCAATAAACTTTTTTTCTTCTTCGCTTTCGGGCGACAGTATCTTCATCTAAATTTTCGATAAATAACATTTCGTATATTCTATAATGCCTGTCTGATAAATCTTGTTTGAGGTGTTTTTGAACAGCCACAATAGCATGGTCAACATTAAAAGTGTTTGCCGAAAAGTCTGTCGATTCATACTCCTGAGCGTCTAGCCTTAGTGGTATCTTGACGTCGTGCGCACTCTTTTTACTTTTTTCCCATTTTTTATATAGCGGACAACTACTATCTTGTGAGCCACTTAAAAGTTACGTAAAATGTTTTTGAATTGATTGGTTATAATTTTATTGATCCATGGCTTGAGATCTCTTTTTTGATCCCACTTATCCCATTTTTGATAAATATGTAACCTTATAATTTGCTCGACATCTTCAAAGGATATCCATGGCATTGAATCGAGAAACCATTTGTTTTTTCTTTTTCTGATTTCTTCATTAATGATGTCGATCTTATCTTCATATTGAATTTTTTTTGGCCTACCCATTCTTCTTGGGTCGACCCCTTTTACGTTTAGGTGGTACGACATTTTCCGAAGTTGCTTCCCTGGGCATTATAGATCCTAACGTGAAACTACTATTAGATACCTCTATCTCATATTCTAAATTTGAGATATCGGGCACTTCATAAATATCAGTACCATCTTCATCGTGAACCTCTGCTTGAATTGGTCGCGCTCTTGAAGAAGTTGACTTTAATGGTGTAACCCCCTTGATTTCGCCCAAGTGAGCAGCTGATGGCTGACCGCAGCTAGAACAAAATTTAGGCTTGGTTATAGTATATTCGTTTTTTCCACCGCAGTGTTGACAATATGTTGATAACATACTATCATAATAAAAACATATTAAAATTAATTCTAATTAAAATTAAATTAAATAACCACTAATGATTTTTGCTTGATTTTGAATTAAATCGATATCTTTTTTGTATATTTCTGTTTTCTTTTTAGTATAATCAATACAAATAATTCCCACAACACCGTGATTGAGTGTTTCGATAGGAAATGCATAGCAAGAACGAATACCTCGTTCCTCTAACCAATTTCTTAGTAATGGGCTATCAATAGATTCTATATCTTCTAATCGAAAAAGTTTTTCTCCATGTATTCCTAGCACATCTTTAATGAAAGCATTGAATGTACTAACTCTTAAATCTTGAAGTCTCATACTTTCCGAACTAACTCCTGCATTCAATGACTCGTAAGTACAACTAAATTTTTGTTGATGGTTGCCGCTATAAAAAGAATCTCCGTTATGAAATTCAAAAACATACGCTCTATCTGCTTGTGTTTCACTTCGGGTGAAATCTACAGCTTTTTGTACATTTTCGTTCTTTTTTGTATATCTTACGACACATGCTTGCTTTTTATTATTTTTTGATTGAACAAGCTCCTTGATAAAGATGCTAACAATTGTAGTGCCAGCAACTATACATGATGATAGTATTATAGACCAATCCATGCAGTATTATACACCAACTATCTTAATTTAAACGGTAAAGTATCAGGAAAAGTGCTATATGCCTGATTATTATTTGAGCTGGTTGATGGTGTGGGAGTTACTGTAGGAGTCACTGTAGGAGTCACTGTAGGAGTCACTGTAGGAGTCACTGTAGGAGTCGCTGTAACTGTTGGCGTAGGGGACGGGCAAGACCCTGACACATTAATTGTACCTTTCATATGTGCATGGTTTTCACATTGATATTGATATTTGTTAATGGTTTCATCACAAGGCACAACCCAAGTTAAAGAGTATGTGTGATCTTCAGTTGGGCCCTCAGTTAAATCTGTTTTGACTACGCCAGAGAGCGGAGCCATAGCTTGACCTAAGTCATTAAAGTTGGTGATCTTAAGGGGGTGCGACAAGAGGTTTGGTTCATCACCAGTAACAAATATTGTGAGTTCTTCTCCACGATAAGCATCAATACATCCAAACAAACCCCCGTTACCATTGGAATCACTGGTTGTGTATTTAAAAGTGCTAGTGCTTGTTTCGCTATCATATTCAGACTCTACAGTTAAAGTTACCGGCGACACGACACATGCCGGAGCTAAAGGTTCACTTTTTTTATTTATAGCAAAATATAAAGATCCAGTGCGGTAAAATTTAATTTCAATTACTCTACCATTAGATAATGTGACTAAATGTGATTCTCCTAAATTTAAAGTAGTTTCTCCAGCTCCTCCTTGATCCCAAACCATTTGATCTCCACTTTGAGCAACAACAAATGAATCTCCATCAATTTCTATAGTGGCCGAAACATTTTCGCCGTCTATTTTTATATAATTATGTTCAGACATAGTGGCACCATCAAAAGTTTGTGTGGATCCGTCTGTGATAGCAATAATGTCTGGAGCAATAATATTGCTACTAATCTTTTCTACTTGTGTAAAAGTTATTTCATTTGGGCTTCCTTCTATATAGTTGTTTGCATCTACATTTTCGGCGGCCACAAGCAAGCTAGCGTGTGTAGCATTAAACAAAACAGATGTGCTTACTGATTGACTAATATTATCACTATAAACTGCGGCGATTTTATTTCCATCATGATAATAATTTACTTTAATCTTATTAGTCGCAGTACCATCACTCTCAATCGCTACAGTAGAACTTAATCGATAAGTATCTCCAATCGTTAAATTTGTAAATTCTAATCCAGTGATGCTTCCATTATTAGAAATTGATCCATTTAAATATTTAGTTTGAAATGAATAATCTGTGTTTGGAATAATTAAATTGTCGTTAACTATAGTTTGAGAGATTTGTTCGGTTAATTCTTGAGTATTTGAATTAATACTAAATCCATAATCCGTCAGGTCAGCCGCGATCTTTTCGATACCTGTAAAATGTATACCGCTTTCGTTGTCATTGACTACTAGATAATCTCCACTGTGACCTTGGTAACCATCTGGAGAATCCGTGAGGTCAGTAAATGCAATCGGAGGTAAGGTTGTAGAGCTTCCCGTATCAAATTCAAGGGACACTAAATCTTCTTCGTAAACATCGTAAACACAGTTTGGGTTAATTTCGAAAATATCACTTCCGGCATTAAATTTACTGGCCATTGGATGCAGTAATTCGCCGTTCATAAACATTGCGTAATTATTTTCTGCAGACCACCCACCTACATTTTTTTCGTCTGTAGGGCCATACTGTTTCTGATACCAAGTGTTTAAATTTTCTAACCAAAAAGCTATATTTATCTTTGTGTAAGTTCGACTAATCGAGTTTTGCGGGTAATAGTCATCGGTGACAAATATTATTTGCCTGCCGTCATTAGACACTTTAGCTTGATACTTAGTATATCCCCAGTTACCCGCCAACCAAGAAAGCTCTTTCCCATTCGCTTGATTAGGTAGATCAAAAGTTCTAATTTTATTGTACTGACCGCTAGAGCATTCATAAACATCAATAAAAGTATTCGTTCTTTGTGAACCAGGACTTGCGTTTCCAGTAAAAGTATTAAAACCGCATTTTATAAGGAATTCCCCATTTTCAGACAAGTGATAACCTTGGTTAGCTTCGTTTATTTGTTGAGTTAATATCCAGGATCCATTAATTTTTTTGAATATGTTAAACACTCCCGAACACAAAGATATAGGGGTAAAACTCACTTCAGTATTTGATGTCCCTGCTTGGTCTGTCACAACATTTGGTACGATACATGTGTTTCCGTCTGTGCTAAACTGGATTGTGTATTTCCTCGTAACCTCTTCAGTTATAGAACTTATAGTTAAAGTACTAAATTCAGTGATGCTATCTGTTTTGGTTAAGCTCCAACTCGAACCAGACCACTTGTATGTCTTGAAAGCAGAATCGTCAATCAATGTAAATTCGTTGCCCAAACTATTAAGCTTAATGGCTATTGCATTATAAGCTTGAACGGGAGTTTGGGTCAATTGCCATTCGTTAGTGTTTGAGAGGTATTTATAAACATGTATGTAGTGATTGTATTTGTTTGAGTCCCCCGAAGCCACAGGCCCTAAAAATGCCACTATGGTGCCATCAGCATTCGTAGAAAAATAGTTTATTCCATGTAAAAATGGTATTTGACCTTCTCTTGAATAATTTTGAGTTGATTGATCATACTTATGATGTGTTATGATATTATCATAATAACTACTATATCTGCCGACATTTGCAGAGTATGTGAAAAAAGTTTGCTTGTCTGCTGATGCAATTGTCGTGTGTCCATAATCTAAAGAATAGCTATCAAGAGAGCTAGAGAAGCTTGTAAAACTAGTAACTTCAGCTATGCAGTCATTGGGGTCGTCAACAGGATCAGGATTTACTGTCGGTTGACTATCGCTTTCTATGGGCAATGGATCATCGCTGCCAGGACCAAGCCTTACACTTTCCCATGTTCCATCGCACCCCATATAAAGATCGCAGTTATAAGATACTAATTTACCATTGGGTATGCTGGTTGGTAAAGAATCAACATATTC